CAGCGTGCTCGGCAAGGCGTTCGACTTCGTCGCCAAAGCGATCGGCCCGGTGATCGACGTCATCTTCGACCTCATCGGGGTGTTCGCGACGCTCGGCTCGTTCGTCATCAAGATCGCCAGCAGCGTCCTCGGCGCGATCGAAGGCATGGTCAACGGCTTCATCAAGATCATCAACTCGGTGATCGGTGCCGCGAACAAGATCCCCGGCATCGCCATCGACAAAGTCGGCGACGTGAACATCCCGCGACCGTCTCTCGGCGTCGCACCGCCAGCACCCGTACGCACCCCGACCGTCCCCTCCGGGGTCACCGACTCGTTCCAACGCAGCATCGCCCCGATCGGGCTGCCGAGCTTCACCCCCGGCGTCGATGAAGGCCTCGAAGAAGAGGACGAAGAAGAGGGCGGTCGCGGCGGTGGCGGCAAGGGGGGCACCGTCAAAATCGCACCGGTGTCGATGGAGGGACAGGTGCGAACCACAGGCGGCATCCCCGAGGGGTTCGGCGGCGGGGCAGGCACAGGGGCCGTCCTCGGCACGGCTGCGGTGCTCGACGGGATGACCGGCGGCCCGAGCGTCGTCAACGTCACGATCAACACCGTGTCGGCGGACGCGAACCTGCCGACCCTGATCGTCGAAGCCCTGCAGCAATACAACCTCGTCAACGGCCCGATCGACGTAGCGGTCGCCGTCTAGAACATGCCCTCGAACATCGTCACTGGCGGCACGCTGACGGTCGAACTGGACGTCGGGTTCGGTGACGGGTTCACGCTCGACGACACGCAGCAAGGCGTCCTCGACAACGCGACGTTCGTGCTCGACGGCGTCGACCAGTTCGCGGAGATCACCGTGCAGTCGGTCGACTTCTTCCGAGGCAAACGCAGCATCCTCGACTCTCTCGCCCCCGGGCGGTGCACGATCGTCGCACAGGACACGACCCGCGCCTTCGACCCGTACAACGAGAGCTCCGTCTACTGGGACGAGTTCGACGACACCCCCGGCCTCTCCCCGCTCCGACAGATACGCGTCATCCGCAACTCGACGACCATCTTCACGGGCCGCGTCGTCTCCTTCGAATACGACTACGTCGGGCCGCGCCAGATTCCGCTCGTCACGATCATCGCCGCCGACGACCTGTTCATCCTCGCCAACACGCCGCTCGCCGCGTTCACCCCGACCGAAGAGTCGTCGTCTGCACGTCTCTCGGCGATCCTTGACCGGCCCGAAGTCGGCTACGGCGCGTTGCGCGACATCGGCACCGGGACGACGACCCTCGGTGCCTATCCCATCTCCGAGGGCACGATCGCGCTCGACTACCTCCGCAGGATCGACTCAGCAGAACGGGGACGCATCTTCCTGCGCCCGTCCGACGGCGACCTCGTGTTCGAGCCGCGCATCGGCAACACGCTGTCGGCTCCGGTCGTCGAGTTCGCCGACGACGGCAGCGGCGTCCCGTACCGGGAGGTCTACGTCGAGTTCTCCGTCGACACCGTCCTCAACCGGGTCACCGTGCAACGCACCGGCGGCACCGCGCAGACCGCCACCGACTCGGCGTCTATCGCGCTCTACTTTACGCAAGCCGAGACAATCACCGACAGCCTCCTCTCGAGCGACGCGCAAGCCCTGACCCTCGCCGACTACCTGCTCTCCGGCGAACCCGACCCGCGCTTCTCGGGTGTCGAGACGTTCTTCGGCGCGTTGACCACCGCCCAGAAGAACGCGGTCGCCGCAGCCGAGATCGGCGACACGATCGAAGTCACCCGCACCTTCACGACCGGCACACCGCTGACCGTCGTCGAGGAACTCGCCGTCGAAGGCATCCAGCACCGCATCGACCTGCGCGGCGAGACGGTCACCTTCTACACGTCGCCGACCGACATCGTGTTCGCCCTCGTCCTCGACTCGGCTACCCTCGGCAAACTCGACTCAAGCAACGTGCTGACGTGAGGTAGGCTCGGACTCCTATGACGACGCCGTTCCCGTTCTCCTCCGGGCAGGTGCTCACGGCGGCGCAGATGAACGCGATCACCGAGCTGCCGATCAACGACAAGGTAGCGTCGCACACCTTGACCGCCTCCGACGCAGGCGACTACGTCGTCATGAACTCGGCGTCGGCGACGACGATCACCGTCAACACCGGCATCTTCACCGCGTCGCAGGTCGTCTTCATCGTCAACAAAGGCACCGCGTCGACGGTCATCACCGCCGGGGCAGGCGTCACCATCTCGACCTCGGGCTCGTTGACGGTGCCCGCGAACGGCTCCGGCCGTCTCCTCGCACTCTCGGCGTCGGCGTTCATCTACGAGGCGGGCGGCATCACCGCGTCAGCCGGCGCGTTGACGCTCGTGACCGCGTCGGCGTTCACTTCGGTCTCGACGATCACCCTGGCGGCCAACACCTTCAGCAGCACGTTCCGCAACTATCGGTTCATCCTCAACACGACTGCTTCGGGTTCTTCGACTGCCGCGACGATGGTCATGCGAGCAGGAAGCACCAACACGACTAGCAACTACCGGTTCGCCCAGTCAGGGTTGACGTCGACAGGCACGACCTCAAACACGAACAGCAACTCGGCGTCATCGTGGCAAATCATAGAAACCTCTTCTGACCCGGCTCCGTCGGTGATGTCGGTCGACATCATCAACCCGCAGATCGCCTCGCACACGCTGATCACGGGTACGTTCGCACACAGCAACGGCTCATTCGGTCTCATCGTCAACGTGTTCGGCGGTCGTCTGGGGGACAATACGCAGTACGACGCTGCGGTGATCACGTTCGCGGCTGCGATGACGGGCGTGTTCAGGGTCTACGGATACGCGGACAGTTAGGATCGCACCATGCCCCGTATTCACGACGCCGGACAAGATCGCGACATGACTCCGCAGGAGGTCGCGGAGTACAAACAACGTCTGGCGGACGCCGCCGCCGACGCCGAAGCCGCAACTGCAGCCGCCGAAGCCCGCGCCGCCGCACTCGCCTCCGCCCGGGCGAAACTTGCCGCGCTCGGGCTCAGCGAAGCCGAAGTCGCCGCACTCCTCGGAGGGTGACGATGCCGAGCCTCACCCGCCAACAGAAAGCGGCGCTCGCCTCCTACCTGCGCTCCGCCCTAGCCGCCGTGCTCGCCGTCGTCGCCACCGGCAACTACGCACCCGACGACATCGGCAAGGCGGCGCTCGCCGCGATCCTGCCGCCGCTCATCCGTTGGGCGAACCCGAAGGACGGAGCGTTCGGTCGTGGCTCTACCCGTTGAGAGACTCCGCGTCCCGCCGATTCTGAAGAAGCATCCGAACGGCGACTTGCCGCTCGAGCTGCTGGTGAAGATCAAGCCGTACGGCTGGCTCTACAAGACGGCTGCTGCGTCGTGGACGGCGATGAAACAAGCCGCCAAGAAAGACGGCGTCGTCCTGAAGCCGACCTCCGCGATGGACGCCTACCGTCCGGTCACCGTACAACGCTCCGTGTTCTTCCAGCGGTACACGACGGCGAAACTCGACGGGCGTCCGATGCGCAACTACAACCAGGCCGTCTGGTGGCTGAAGCCCGGGTTCGCGCCGCTGGCGGCACCCGGCACCTCGAACCACGGATGGGGTCTCGCCGTCGACGTCTGGGCGGTCGGCGAGGACGACAGGCTCGACTGGCTGCTGCGCAACCATGCCCGGTTCGGCTGGTCATGGGAGGTGCAGTCCGAGCCGTGGCACATCCGCTACGTGCTCGGCGACGACCTGCCCGAAGGCGTAACGTTGCCGGACGACACCGACGACACGGAGGTCGAGACGTGAGCACCGAGATCGTCGTAGCCCTCATCGCCCTGCTCGGCGTCGTCGTCGCCGGAGTACCGGCGGCGCTGATCGAACGCGCCCGCAAGGAGAACGCCCGCGACCACGATTACGTCGCCGACGCCCTCGAGCGTCTCGACGACCATCTCGACGAGATCGAGTCGTCGGTCGACGACGTCGCCGACGCTATGCGCCGGCACACCGACGACCCGGACGCGCATGAGTGAGACACCGAAGCCGATGGTCGCGGTGCTCGTCGTCTGGCACGACGCGCACACGCAGGACGGCTGGACGAACCTCGACTCGTTCGATCACGAGCCTTGCGTCGTGCACTCCGTCGGGTTCCTCGCCCCGGACGCCAAACCGGGTCACGTCGTCCTCGTGCAGTCCCGCAGCCTCTCCGACGGGATGGTCGACGCCCTGCTCGCCATCCCCGCCGCGATGGTCGTCTCCTGCACCGCCTTCCAGTAATCCACGACTGGTACACACCCGTCCGCTAAGGTCGGAGACGAGCACTAAGGAGGCTTGCGATGACGATGACGGCTGACGCCGAGTTCTACCGCTATCAGCGGCTCCTCGGGTTGACCGAGGACGGGCTGCAGATGAAGGTCACGGTGATCACCGACGCGACGGGTAGGGTGAAGTCAGCGTCGATCCAACTGCGGGCCGTCACCGGCCCCGTCACCCCGGTCGACTTCCCCGCCAAATGGTCGAAAGCGTACGTGCTCAAACTCGAGGGGTTCGGCGACGACGAGTTCAGGCCCGCCTCATGAACGTCGCCGGGGC